CAATACTTTTGAGGAGGCCAGGGAGGACGACACAGTTCACTTTGACGAGTTGGTCTTCAACGTAAATCATGGTCGCCCTCCTTTCTTAAGCCGGTTCTGGTTGCGCGTCCGTGTCGACCTCGCCGCCGTTTGCGTTGGTGTAGTCCTCCACTTCCTTGAGAAGAGAGAGGAGGAGCTGCAAGTCTTTGATTTTCTTGACATCAACTTGCATGAGAAGCTTTTGGATGATGACGTTCTTCTCTCCGCCAGAGCGTGAGCCTTCGCCGTCATCTTGGTTTTGCTGAGGCTCTCCGCTGAGCTTTACCTTTTTTGCGGGTTCTCTGGTGAGTGTCCCGTCTACCTTTTGGAAGCCCTTTTCAACGGCTTTCGCGGGTGCATCCTGCGCCAATGCGACGCCGTCCGCAAAGGTTGTCATCGTCCTTTGACCCGATAGGGTGAGGGTGGAGAGTGGGCCTTCTTTTGCGTCCGAGTGTGGGAACAGGTTCTTGACCTTGCCGAAGATGTTCTTCACGGCATTGACGGGAGCCATAGCCACCGACTTGATGCCATCAACAAATGTTGTAATGAGCCGCTTTCCGGCTTCTCCAAACCAGGAGATTTTCTCCTGTATCCATGTCACCACGTTATTGAAGCCTTGCCGGATGAAGTCAATCCCCTGGGCGATGCCTTGGCCTATGCCTTGGAAGAACCCGAGGAACGCTTGGAAGCCTCCTTGTAGCCACTGGATGCCCGCCGAGACTGCATTGCAACATGCGTCCCATGCACTGCGAAGCCACGCGGTAACGGAGTCCCAATTCTGCCAGAGCAGAATGATAGCAGCAATAAGGGCGATGATCGCTATAATTATCCATGTGATCGGGTTAGCCAGAAGTGCAGCGGTAAAGCTCCATACCCCGGCAATAAGCCCGGGAAGGGCGGTCACTGCTGTCACGATCGCCTGTTTTGCCATTCCAATAAGCCCGAGAGCCATGTTCTTGAGAGCCGTAACGCCAGAGATTGCGGCGGTCTTTGCCATACTTGCAATGTTGACAGCTACGTTTTTAATGCCCGTTATCGCCGTAGAGCCCGCCGTCTTCATGACGGAGAACCCTTTCTTAATACCGTCCCCGGCGTACAGGGCCATAATATGAACGGTATCTAATAGGTCTGGTATCTTACTTATAGCTCGGACAAACCCTCCGACGAACCCCGCCGTCTTTGTAAGAACGAGGCCGACTCCGCCAACAACGGCGATCGTAGTGCCCGCAACCGTGAGGAAGCCTCCGATAGCAAGAACAACGAGCATAATAACTCGGACGAGCTCCTGGTTGTCTTCTATCCATGTCGCGACCTTCGAGAGCAGTTGTTCACCTTTTCCCATAAGATCGTTGACTGTTGGTAGTAAACTGTTACCGATAGACTCCTTGACGTTTTGGATGCGCTGCGTCAATCTCTCAAACCGCTCCGGCTCGGTCTCCTGCATCGCGGACGCCATCTCTCGGGCGACTCCTGCGCCGGAGCCGAGGGAGTCGTACATCCCGACGATGTTGTCCTGTAGGTCGCCGACCTTGTTATACATGAGGTCGATCAGCGCGACGGCTTCGGTATCTCCGAACGCCTTTTGAAGTTCTACCTTCTCAGCGGCGTCCATCGTCTCGCCGAACTTTCCTCTCAGTTTGTCGAGGATCTCCGGCATACTGAGCAGTTGGTTGTTGGTGTCTGTGAACTTTAGGCCGAGCTCCTCGCCACCCTTGACCGCCGAACGAAGGAAGGCTTTATACTTGGTTCCTGCCTCAGCTCCGCCCATCGTGGCCTGTAACATGCCGAGGATGGAGAGCTGCTCTTCAAGCGGCACGTTCGCCGTAGTCGCCGAACCGCCGAGGGTTTGGATGGATTGCGCCATACCGGAGCCCGTCGTCTTGAACTGCTGCACCGATTTCGCGATACCCGCCGAGAACATTTCCCCGAACTCCATATCGGATAGGTCGTTGTAGTAGTCCTTATAGATGCCGTACCCCGTGGCGAAGAGGGAGGTCATCTCTGCCGCCGTTGACTTTGTCGCCTTGCCCGTAAGTGCTGCGAGACTGGTCATCTCAGCGACGCCCTCGTCTGATAGAGAAGCTATGCCGGATTTGATGTCATAAGCCGCCGTGATGAAGTCCGACTTTGTCGTGCCACTCCATTGATCGGAGAAGCTCTTCGCGGCGTCTTCGACGGCCTGTAGGTCTTTGACGCCCAGAGACGACAGCTCTCCGATTGCCTTTCTTGTGGCGAATGTAGCTTGAACCGGGGCGAGTGTGGCGTCTGTGATCTGCGCTCCGACGCCCGCCATGACTGCGCCCGTTTTTGTGATATTCCCGAGGGTTTGGTTCATGCCCTCGAGCTTTGAGACCGAGTTGCCGACGCTCGACTGAACGCCCGCCATTGGGCCCGTTAGGTTGTCGATCATATTCATAATGAGCGACAATTTGAATACAGACTCTAAACTCACGCTTTTCTTTCACCTCCTGATCTGATATACTGGAAGCAAAGGAGGCGGTAGTATGACCTTGATATTTGTTATGTTGAAGGTGCTTGTTTTTGCTCTGTGCGCCGGGGCGATCGTTTCCGTTATTGTGTTTGTTCCATTAGGTCTATATGTCATTCCATACGCCCTGTGGGTAGGGCGTGAGCAGACTATGGGTAGACAGAAGGACAAACTCCAAAAGGGCGAAAATGTATTCCGCACCGCAAAGAACGCGACAAAACTCTATAAAGCATGGATAACCAGGCAGGAGCCGACCTTTTGAGGTCGGTTCTTTTTTTATTCCGAGAACACCTCAGAGATCGCCCGAGACATTATCCCTTGCTCAAGCTCTTGCACATACCTCGCACGGGCGACATACCTCATAAACTCTTCGAGATCAATCGCCTCGATGTCAAACCCCTCTAAGCAAGCCGGAGGGAGGAAGCGGTATATTTCCAGTAGTCCGGCTTCAACCACGTTCCCCCGTATCTCCGAGAGCTGCTCGCTTAGAGCATCTTCAAATTTGTTTGCTTGGAGAGGCCGAGCATACCGAGCAGCTTCTCACCAATGGAGAGAGCCAGAGCCGGATACTCCTCAAGGTCGGCTTCTAACGCTGCCTTGCTTTCCTCCGTGACGTTGTCGAACAAGAACGTCTTGAGGGCCTTTGTCGCGCCCTGCGCGGTGGTCTTGACGTAGCGGTCGTAGCTCCCGGTCGAGGGCTTCTTGAAGAAATATTCGACCGTCTTCTCGGTCTCGTCGTCAACGTCAATCGTCGCCCCGACGCGATAGACCTTTCCGTATTTCGCCTTAAGCTCCTCGGCTTTGCTGACGATCTGAGTCGCCTCGTTCTTCTTGATGTCTTCCATGATAAAATCCTCCTATCAATTATTTTGAGATAACGCTTACACGGGTTCGACGCCGTCCTGGATAACGCCGCCGAAGATCATAAGGTCAAGGTCGACCGTGAGCTTCTTGTCTCCCTGTGCTGCCTTGTTGCTTCGCTTGCTGATCTTAACCTTCTTGAGCTCGTCGATGCGAGTGCGCTCGCCTTCGTTGGCGTAGCTCACGACGACCGAAGGAATGTCCACTTTGTAGAATGGAACGCCCTTCGCCTTGCACCATGCAAGGAAGTCGTCATAGTCATCTCTCAGCATGGAGATTTTGCCGGACGCCTTATAGTTGCCCGTTCCGTAGCCTCTCGGCTTATTGCCGCGACCATAGACTTCTTCCATCTCGAGCTCGTCGTCATAGCTGATTTCCTGGACATTCAGAACGAGGCCGGGAACCTTGACATCAACGTCGCCCCAATCGTAGGCTTTTCCGTTTACTTTCAAAGACATAGTTGTTTAACCTCCTTCCTTATTCGCTTGGCTGCGCTCTGCCGAGGTCTACCTCGACCTCGCGGATGTAGCCACGGGATACATAGCGGATTTTAACCCGCATTTTTTCGTCCTCGAGAATAGTCGCGCCCTGTCCTTCTGGGACTGTGATCTCGGCGGAGCTGATCTCCTTCGCGTCGATCATATCCTGCAAAGGCTTATACATGAACTTTGCTCGGGTTTCGAGCTCGCCCTGTACGTCCTCGAGGTCGATGTCGTCATTCAGAAGCAAGAGCCCCTCTTTGCGGGTCTCTCGGATGATCTTGTTCTTGACGCGCACATCCTCAGCATAACGATAGTCGCTTCCGTCCGGGCACATCATCTTTGTGTGATAAACAAAGATGTCATCCAGACCGTCATACTCACGGAAAGTAAGGAAGCCTGCAAGATCGAGAAGCTCGATAATCGCGTTGTCCATTCCTGCTGGAGCCAGTTCAAGGAGCTGCGTCTTAGAAATACCGAAGCCCGCCTCCGATCTGGTTTTCCCGATGGACTCCTGCACCTTCGCTTTTGCATAAAGGCCGGATGCAAGACCCGCCAAATTGACACGCTGCGTTGTGCCGTCAAGCTTCACCAGAAGGCCCCATCCTGCGACTACTTGGACGTCGTAGTTTTTGATCTTCTTTCTGTCAGCCTCAAGTCCCAGAGCCCAATCGGTGAGGTCTCCGCTTTCCCCTTCGGTCGGGAAGGCTGCTTCCATCACGAAGAACATAGGCTTATGGTAGATGTCGCGGAGTTCAATCTGGGCGGAGCTGATCGCTTGCCATAGAGCAAGGGAGCTCTCGCCGACAATGTGAATAAACTCATACTCTTGATTAAAGTTTTTGAGCTTGTCGACCGCCGCAATGACGTCTCCGTTTGTCATCGTCGGCGCGGTGGTCTTGAATGTGTAGAAGTCATTCACCAGGAAGGAGCTCGGTTTCTGGTCTTCCTGTGTTGCCTCAGCAAACACAAGCGTCAGCCCTGTACCTGTGAGCTCGTAGGAGCCCGTTACGGGTACGGTTGTCTCGTTGCTGTAACTATTTCCGCCGTCGATTGATACGACGAAGGCAGCGGCATTGAGCCCGCCCTGTGCGGTGATCTTAACAATGACCGGGAAGGCGTTCGTCGGGCTACCGTTTACGGTAAGCGTCCCGCCGCCATCTCCCTTTTTAGTAATCTCTCCCAGAGTTCCCGCCGTAGTTGCGGAAACAGGGAGGCAATACACTCGGTTCGCGCCGAACTGGACAGAGTCCATAACGGCGTCAGCCAGTGGGGAAAGACCGAGGCGAGCTTTAATCTTCGTCGCGTCCATGTCTCCCGTCACGATAATCGGCGCGTCGGATACTACAGGGGAAACGCCGATCTTGACATGCAAGCCGTCGCCTTTTGCAGTAGCAAACCCGAGAAGGCCGTCCGTGACCTTGTGAGTAACATCTCTGAGCATTTACTTATTCGCCTCGCTTTCCTTGGTGCGAGGTCTGCCGTCCATAGGTGCGCCTGTAAAAGACTCGACCGCATGGACGAACTCTTCCTCGCTGATCTGCTTGCCGGGTCTCCAATCCTGCGCGGCACATACACCCGCAAAAATCGCTTTCCCGATCTTGTGGCTTTTGCGAAGCTCGTCGATCTCGAGGAGCTTCGGGGCCTGTTTGGTTACTTCCGGCTCTGCCGCTTTCGCGGTGTCCGTGGTCTGGTTCTTAGTTGCCATCTGTAGGCTCCTTTCCGTTGTTCTTTGTTACGGACTCGACCTCGAGCTCGGTGAGCTTCGCGAAGTCCGTGTCTCTATAAATGCCGCCATCAAACCGAACCTTGATTTGTACGGCGACTTTAGCTTTTAGGATTGAGTCGTCGCTGTCTACCCAATCCGCGCCCTCGGCCTCAAGCGGTACGAAGTTGCCGTCGACCATGATGCCGGAGCCGAGGCCGGAGAGGAACCTCTCGAACATCGCCTCCGCTGCATCTTCGGTGTAGTCTCCAATAATCACAGTGAACGAAAGACTTCGGTCAAATACCTTTCGCCTCTTTTTCTGCGCTCCTGCTTGGTCACTATATCGTGTTTTTGAGCCGTTTCGGTTAAAGGTTTCAGACTCGAAGAGTACCGCTCCTATGTGACTATCTTGACTACGTTCGAGTGACTTCTGCGTGGTATGAGGCTTTGACTTGAGCCCTGCCTCCTTGAGCTTGTCAAGAAGGTATTGCTTGCTCTGTGCGTATAGCATTGTTTAATCCTCCCTTGCAATAAAGTCCTCGACCGTGCCTTTGATCTCCTGCATATCGTCGTCCGAGAGGCCGAGGTACGGACGGGCGGGGATGTTGATTTTGACCTTCTTTTTGCTGACCCATCGCCCCCCAACTTGGAAGCGTAAGGTCTTTGCTCTTCGGGCTCGTATAGTTCGGCCCTGTTCGCCGAACTGGTGCGTCGCCGCATGTTTGGCATTGGTGCCGACCGCGAAGCCCGAGGCATCCGACTTTGACCGTATGGAGTTCCGAAGCTGTGCAGTCTGAACGAGCGTTCTCCCGCCCTCGGTCGCCGCACGGATGGAGGTCTTCCACGTTTTATCGTCCGGCCCCTTACTGGTTTTGAAGCGTTCCAGGGTAGACTCGCGGACGCCTTCGCCGATCGCGGCGTTAATCTTCTTCTTGTCAAGCTCTGCGAAGCCCCGTATCTTGCGGAGCATCGCTCGGGTATCTCCTTCGAGTCGGATGCTATACATATTACATCCCCCTCATTGTCCTCCGGCTAAAGAGCCGGGGGTTTGAGCTTACCGAAAACCCGGTTGACGCTGCTGTCTGCGGGTCGTCGGCCTGGGCCCCGATTGAGACCTTTCCCTCCGCGACAAGCGTGAGAAACTTGACCGCCGCATTATAGCGGTTTAAGTAGTTCTTTTCTTCTCCGCTTTCGTCAATGCCGATGCGGGAATAGAGGTTGTAGACTGCGATGTCCTTCGCAAACTTATTGATTACCTTCGGCGTCGGGTCGATCGGGACGGCGTACCTTTTCGCAAGGTATCCGTCAATCTCTCCCTCTGCGTCAGCAATCGCCGCTTCAATAATGACTCCGGCCTTTGCTTCTCGTTCGGCTTCATCCTCAATATAGGAGTCGCCGATAATGGTGTTCAGCGCGTCGTCCTTGAGCATTTCGCGGACTTCCGCTTTTGTGCAGTAACTCACGTTGTCCCCTCCCTTCTAAGAGTTGGTTCCGACTTAGGCGTTCGCGCTGCCGTCAGAGCCATAGGCCATCTGCCAGAAACCGAAGCCCGCGTTGCCGCGAGAGTCTGCGCCGTAAAGGTAAGTTTTCTGGAAGAAGACATTGTCGTCATTCTCGGCGGTCTTGCTTACAAACTTCGCCTTCTTGCGCTGCTGATAGATCAGCGGCTTAATGGGGCGAGTGGTGCAAAGCAGATACCACGCGGCATCCTTGCCCGCAAGTTGAGGAACAACCAGAGCCTCGGCGGTTCCCTTCATAGTGTTTGTGCTGCCGTTGATGAAGTCGGACTGTGTAATGCTACGAGCTACCCCTTCCAAAGCAGGAGGCACGACGAGCAGGTTCGGAACCAGACCCAGAGCGCGGCCTTTGCTGTTGGTGAGTGACATGATCGCGGAACGTGCCGCTACATAAGCGTCAAGGGTAAGCTTTGCCGTGCCCTTGTTGGAAACGGTCTTTTCGCCGATCTTGTGGCTTGCGGAGAAGAACGCCTCTCCGTCAAAGCATTTCTCGGTAAAGCCATCCTTAAGCAGCTCGAAGATCAGCTCGTCGGGGTGCATGGCTGCGGACTGCCCGAGCATCTGGATAGACGGATTGTAGAGACCGATCTTGTCGTCCTCAATCGCATTGCGTCCAACGCCTACCGTCAGCTCAAAGTCCTTGTTCTTGATAACGTAGTCGCTTCCGGCGAGGTTCTGGATTTCACGCTCGCCAATCCATTCTCTCATGCCGGGGACATCGCCGAGCCATGCGTAGGTTTCGGCGTCCGTGGTGGAAGGTGTGACAGTTGCGACTCTTTCGTAGAGAGGTTTCTGCTCTTCAAGTGCCTTATTGAAAAGGGTGTTGAAGCCGATAAAAATGCCTCTCAAGTTCTGGGAACTAATAATCATGGTTTTTTATCCTCCTTGTTTCATTTAGCCCGCTGATGCTACAGGGTAGTTGAGGGCTGCGTTAATTTCTACCGCGACACCGTTGTCATCCACTCGGACAACAAGCCCGGCAACAGAGGAGCCGGTAGCGAGAGCGGTAACGGTCTGGTCGTACTCCATATAGCAAGGCTTGAGGACGTGGGCCTTTGTGAGCTTGTTCGCGGTGGTCGCAGTATTCGAGAATACGAAGACGCCGCGAGAGACGTTGATGACGACATCTCCGTCCGAGCCTTCGTTTTTGACGGTCTCCTCAGCACGTCCCGCCGCCGTGAGGCTCGCCGCCTTCTTCGCGGGGATTGCGTAGCCGTTGGCGTCGATCGCCACAAGCGAGCCCTGGTAAATGGTTGTTGAGCCCTTCACAGGAAGGACGAGAGCCTTTGCGCCGTTTGCGATCTCAGAAGTGTCTCTTGCATTAGTTAAAGCTGCCATAGTTTATTTACTCCTTTCCGTACTTCTCGACATCTTCTTTGCTTATGCCGAGCTGTTTGCAGACGAGCATCGTCGCCTCGTCAACCTTGTCGCCCTTGAGCTCCTTCACTTCGCCGCCTGCAATCTCGCTCATGGGCACGACCTGGGGAGCTTTTTCAACGAAAGAACCGAAGCCCTTCGGGTCGCTCAAAGCGTAGCTCTTAGCCCACTCAGACTGTGCCGGAGTGATCTTCCCGGCTTTGAGTGCGAGGGTGACAGCGTCAGCGGCGTCTCGCTTCTGGTTCTGCTGTTTGAGAGCCTTGAGCTCTTCAATAACATTGACGCCGTTAATGTTTCCGCCCTTGAGCTCCATGATCTTTGCGCTGACATCGTCGGCGGGTGCGCCCGCCTTAAGACCCAGAAGCTCACAAACTGCCTTGTTCGCTACCACCTTCTCGGCGTCGGGCGGCTGTGCTCCCGCGCTTGCGGCATCCTTGAGAGCCTTGTTCTCGTCCATGCAGGACTTAAGAGCCTCCATGACTTCGTCCTCGCTTGCCTCTTCTCCGAGGCCGAGGAGCTGCGCGATCTTCTTAATGATCTCCATGTTGTTTTGTCCTCCTTCAAATGTTTGTGAATTGACGATTGGGGACATTCCCTCAATCGCCGGGGTATTGGTTAAGGCTAACGAGTGCAAGCCCGTCGCCTTTCCGTCCTTCTTTCGGACAGTGATGACCGGGGAGAGGTATCGGTACTCTTTGTTCTCAAGATACTGAGCAGCGGTCGGCGTCCATTCGACGCGGGCTTTGATGCTTCCATCTTTAAGAAAGAGTTCTTTGACCCATCCGGCGGCGGGAGCCTGAACGCCCTTGAGCGTCTGGTGCTCATAGTCGACTACAAGGTCGACGCCGCGCTGTGCGATCTGACGTTTCATCTCTCGGAGACTTTCTTCGTCAACGAAGAACTCTCCCTTTGAGCTCGTCACATGTCCGAGGGGCATAATGGAGATGACGCTCGGAGCTTCTCCGATGTCGACATCGCCCCCCTTTAGGATGATATAATCCTTCATTTTGCGTGTGTCCTCCTTTGCTTCGCTCCCGAACCACTCTCTAACGCCGTTATAACGCCGTTATAACGTGTGATAACGGTTGCTTCTTCTTGTAGTGGAAGAATTACCCTCCGATATAGTTAAGCCGTTTATAGGGCTTCTCTGGGGCTTACGGCGGCATTTCTTCCTTTTGCCGTTTTTGGTACGCTTTGACGAGTGGTTCGGGGTAGCCTTTGAGGTCTGGGTTAAACCGTACCTTTGCCGGGTTGGTCGAGAACTGAGGGTCGGGGAGGATATTGACGAAACGACCGTCCGGGAGTTCTCCTCCTCGGGGGGTTACATCCTCAACCTTGAGCCCTCGCTGTTCGACCTGTCGCTTTGATAAGCTCCTCACGGTGCAGCGACAACGGAAGCCGTTAGGCGGGAACCAGGTGTCCCAGACCGGGGAGTCTGCCGGGAATACTCTCCCATCCATCGCAAGATGACTCGGTCGGGTGTGGGTATCGTTGACCGCGTCATACTGCCAATAGGGGCGGAGCTTCACGACGTCCGGGTCTGACATTTGCTCGTAGTGTCCCACGTTGTAAGCTGTCTGGATGTTCGTCCGAAAGATGTTGTCCGCTTGTAGTGGGTCAAGTCCTTCGTATCCCTGCGACTCTAAGAACTCGTTCATATTTGCCCGAAACTCGGTGAAGGTGTTTCCCTCTTCCAGAGCTGCAAGGATTTCGTCATAGAACCGCTTGAGTATCTGGGTCTTGCTGTAGCCGGATACAGTGAAGGCAAGGTTTCGATACCCCTCGGCGATCTTGTAGAACTCCGACGCCTTGACGGGTACGCGTTCCTTGAAGTAGTCCACGGCCTCCTCAAAAGTCATATCCTTTCGGTTGAACAGGGCGTCGATCTCATTCATTGTTTACCACCCGCCCCTCAAGGTCTGCGTAGAGCATTACCTTTTGAAGCAGCTCCTCAACCTGTGAGACGTCCATCTGGTCAAGCAGAGAGGCGACTTGCTTGTCGTCCTCCATCATGTCGCGAAGCTCCTCGAGACTTCCGGCTTTCTCAATCATTTTGAGAACAGGGCTGAACGCCTTCTTGAAGCTTCCCGCGCTCCTCTTGACGGCTACATCCGCGAGCTTGTCGATGTGCTGCTGCGTCCCGATCGGCGCGGCGGAGGGTTCCTTGAGTTCGAGTTGCTTGAGCTGCATACCGCCATATCCTCCAATTTGAGGAGCGGACGGCGTTGCGACTTCCTCGTCGCCTTCCGGCTTCGGGATAGAGAACTTCTTGTAAATGTACGAAGTAGGAACCTTGAGCCCCGTCTTTTCGATTAGCGTTCCGAGGATGTTCGCCGTCTGCTCGAGGTCTTCCGACTCCTCGCAATCAAAACGAAGGTAAGGGATACGCTTATCTTCCCCAAAGTTGAAGATACAAAGGGGGCGAATGAGGTCTCGTCTTAGCGTTGCGGCGAGAGCCTTGCAGTCTGCGACGGTGAGGTCATGTCTTACCTCGTTGTGGGTCTTGGACTGTGCGAAGCTGCCTCCGCCCGAGTCCGATGTAAGAGTCTGCCCGAGTATGGCCTTGCTGATCTGCTCGTCACAATATCGGGCGAGTCGCTCATAGAGGTCGGTGCTCGAGGCTTTTTCGGTTGTTATAAAGTCGATGGTCGTGCCGTCCGGGATAATGCCCGCCGCGTCTGCACCGATCTGAATGAGTGCTTGCATGAGCGCGATCTTGTCGGCTTCGCTCGCTCCCGGCTGATACTTGCCCAGGCGGAGCGGCATACCGTAGACCTCGCAAAAGGCTATCCAGTCCTTGATGTCGTAATTCTTGAATAGGTACATCCACGAGACGACGCGAAGGACTCCGGCGCGAGAAGGGTGTCCGCTGCGAGCTTTGTAACGGTGAACAATAAACTTGCTGTCCGGGAGGAGTATGCCGTCCGGGGCTTCCTTGGTTCTCACCTTAAAGGAGTCGTCTACCGTGTCCCAGAAGAACCGCTTTTGATGTCGGGAGCGAATGTCATTGACAACCACATGCCCCTCGTCATACCCCCACATAATTTCAGAAACCGAGAACCCTTTCCCGATAGCATCGAGAAGGTCGGTCATGACATCCTCGAGACTCTCAAGGCTGCCGATCTGCGACTCAATAAAGTCGGCGATCTCTTTGTCCCTTGGGTCGTCGCTGTCAAATGGAATGATCTCGAAGTCGAGACCCGTGACAGCGTTCTTTCTGGTTTGAAGCTGCGAAAAGAGGTGAGGGTCTTTCTCCTCGATCTCTTCAAATAGCTCCATTTGTCGGAGCACGTCCCCGGCGTCAGCTTCTCGGAATATCTCCGCGAGCTTCTGCGGGGTCAATCCGTTCGATGGATACTCGCTATACTTGTCTGTGACCTGGGCGACGGCGAGCTCGTTCGTCTCGGGTCTTCGCAGAGGCGGAGCCTGGGGGCTTCGCTGCTGCTGTTGCTTTTTGTTTTTGTTCTTTGCCATATTGCCCCACCTCCTTAGTAGGCCCCACGCTTAAAGTCCAAAGCGCGGGCGATAACTGAGCGGTACTCGGTCTTCCTGCCGATCTTGCAGTCAAGCGCAAGCTTGACCACCATTTGCAAACCGTCCGGGCCGTCGTCATTCTTGCCCATTGGGTACTCGGTCATCTGCTTATAGAGTGTCTTGTGCTTCTTCGAGAACTTGATGTACCCGTTTTTTACAAACGGCTGCAAGCTCTGGATGCGGGCGTCTTTGTTCTGGGTGCTGTTGATCTCTACGATAGGTAGATACTCGCCCGCCTCCGCTGAACGCTGACGCATAATCTCTGCGAAGTAGTATTGAAACTGAACTGTCTCGACGCCGAACTGGTAGTATGGTCTCTTAAATTCTCGCTTAAGTCGGCGACTTGCTTCGAGTGCGTCGTCGATGATCTTGTCGGGCTTACGCTTCTCTATGTCTGCAATGAGGATATAGAGGAAGCCCGTCTGTGTGTCCTTGGCAAGTGCGAAGATGGAGCTTGTGTCCGACTTCTTATTCTTGCCGAGAGACGGGTCGTTCGCGCCGAAGAACAGGAAGCGAGGGTCGGAGAAGTCCGGGGTTGTCTTTCCGTCGTCATCGTAGAAGTCAAACCATTCCTCTTGGAAGGTGCAGCTCTCCGGGTCGATCGGGTCGTTCTGGATTTCACTGTTAAAGCTCGCCTCGCCCTCAGAGATACGAATAACCATGAGGTCGTAATAGGAGAGCTTCTCTTCCCAGAGAACGGCGGTTCCTTCAAGCATTTCCTCCCGGTTGGCGTCGAAGAACGCTTTCCCGTCCTCCTGTCGCTCCTCGTTGGATAGGTCTGTAAAGATGCGTTCCCATGCGTCCCATAGCTCCGTGTTGGATGCGAAGCTGATAACGCCTCGGTATACCGCTGTCTTATAGCTTGGGTTCTTCGCGACGTTGGCAAGCAGCGCGTCGAAGTGGAGCAGCGTTCCAATATAGACAATGTCGGTGTAGGTGTCGCCACACTTTGACACTGCTTTATAGAACCAGTTCCGAAGCTTCTTTCTCTGGTCTGGTGTGTTGACGTTCTCATCATTTTCCAGATCGTCACAGACAATCAGATCGGGACGCCATTGCTTGTGGCGTCTACCACGGATTTTCTTCCCGGAGCCGATCGCTTCGATCTTGACTCCGTTCGCCAGTAGGATGACCGAAGCCTTCCATACCTTGCCCTCAAGCTCGCCAAAGTCTTCCTTGAGTGCTGCGTTCTCTTCGAGCTCCGTTTTGATGTCGGCGAGGAAGCCCTCGGCCTGTTCGGAGCTGTCCGATAAAATAAGAATGTAATGCTTGTAGGCGTACACGGCGGCGTGTAGGTCGTCCTTGAAGGTGAAGGTCGTACTCTTCGCATGACCACGGGGAGCCTCGATTGCTCGGCGGCATCCGTCGGCTCTGTTGATTTCCTTCGAGAACTCTGTAGGGTCGAGGCCCTTCATGACTCCCTCTCTCCAAATGCGATCGAGTTCGCCATGAAATGCCGGGGACTTTCTCACGAAGTAGTGAGCAAGGTAAGCTCGCCCGAAGTATTCAAGGTCAATCGCCCCGAGCTTCCGGCGTAACCCCTTCGGCCCGGTCAGTTCCTTCCCGGCCTTGTACGCCCGGAGAAGCTGCGCCCGACGTTCGGGGAAGTTGTCGCCCTGGGTGACATACTGCTCAAAGAGTTCTTTCTGATACTCACGGTTGGCGACCGCCTCACGGTCTTCCGGCTCGTTGAGCTTTTCGAGGTATTCCTCAAGATCAATCTTCGCCATCCGTGACCACCTTCTCCCTTGCGCGAGCCAATACGTCGCTGAGGTCTCCCGCGAGTTCCGGGTGCTGCTTGATCGCCGCCATGAGCTCGACTTCCATCTGGTCAAAAGCGATCTCCGCTTTCTTCTTCATGTCCTGCCGCACTCGTTTCTCATAGGTTGCATTACGAGCAAGAGAGGCAATCAGACGCCCGGCCTTGTCAAGTGGCATCTCATTGAAGTCGTCTTCCGCTGTGCTTACGCGCTGCATGAGTCCGTCCATGAGAACCATTGACGCCGCCTTCGTATAGTCGAGATCGGGGTGCGACTCGACTGCCTGGGCGATCGCTTGAGTACGCTGTAAGGTCTCGGCTACGCGCTGCGCTGCCTGGTTTGAGCGGATAGCATAGCGACCGATCGCGCTCTTGCTGATCTCATAGCCCTCGGTTTTGAGCCATGCCGCGAGCTCTTCGTATGTGTTAGAGGTGTCCGTCAGCCTTGCGTCGAGCTGCCCCTTAATATCATCCGGGAGCTTGTCGACCGTGGAGCTGACTCGCGTCCTGCGTCTTTCCTTAGACATCGACGCCGGGGTCGTCGATCGTGCTTTCTACAAGGTCGACGCCTTTCCTCGTAAGCTTGATGACAGCGTCTCGACGATAGGCGTTGTAGGCGTTCGCCGTGCGCCCGGTGAAGGCGATATAGCCCGCCTCCTCCAAATACTCGAGGTGCTTCGAGATGTCCGGGGAGATGATAAGGCCGTCGCCGACAAGGGCGTTCGTGATCTGCCGAACGAGGAGCGCGTTCTGATTGCCTTTCGCCAGGGCTCGGATGATGTAGCCCCTTATCGCCTTATTCTTGCTGACTTCCTGCTCCTGCATTTCGTCCATAAAAGCCATAGCTTTTATTCCTCCTTTCCTTTGCTACCCGCGCCATAGAGCAGTTGGTCAAGCTTGTCTTCAACGCGGTTCATAATACGGATATAGTCTTCTCTCGTGACTTAGATAATGGGGAGGTCTGCCTTGAGGTCGTTGAGCTTCTCCTCCACCTTCTCGATCTGCGACGCGTTTTTTCTGTCTGCCTCCTCGAGTGTGGTGAGTGTCTTCTTGATGAAAAACGTCAACGCTCCAACGACAAGGGTACAAAGCAGAGAGGCCGAGGCCCCGATGATGGTTGTTATTTGTACTGCATCCATGCGCTGCCTCCTTTACTCTCCGCCAGAGGCCAGAAGCTCGCCGTCCAGGGTGATATAGGGGTCTTCCTGTTTCACCTTACGGACTGCGTCCTCAATGCACTTGACAAGGTAATCGTCGAAGCTGCCGAGGTTCTTTGTGATGATAGCTTGCGCCTCCGGCGTGATTGCTGTCTTGACGTCGTCAAAGACTTGTTTTCCCAGAGCAAGCAGCTCCTCACGGCTTGCCGTTCCGCTCTTGACAGCGTCACGCAAAGCCTTTGCGGTGGTCTGCTCCATTGCGCCGACCGAGATAGAGGCAAGGCTCTCCACGTCGTCCAGGGCATTGTTGAGCAGTTTTCGGGTCGCGTCGTCCTCAATCTGTGACGTCTTAGCCTTCGCCATGTTGACACCGATGCGGATGTAATACATCGCATAAGCACCGAGCAGGGTGATGACTCCCAGAGCCACGTTGACCAGAACTTCGCTCGCCATTGTTTGAATTGCTTCCATGATGATGCGTCCTCCTTTTGGGTAAAAAATAAGAGTATGAACTAAAGTTCATACTCTTATCTTAATGCCTTTTCTGGGAAGTTAATATATGTAGCACTTCTGAGAAAAAAGGCGATATTCACTTGTGTTATTTGCTGCTTTCGGTCTCCGGCCCGGCGTCGATGTAGTCGAACAATTCCATTTGTCCCTCAAGACGTCCGGCTCCGCAAAGTTGCCGAACCCATCGCTCCGTGACGCCGTACCTCTTCGCGAGCTCAAGGTGGTTGTACCCGTTGAACTCCTCTTTGATCTGGGCGTCTCGGACGGGGCGAACGAGGCTTTCCGGCTTCGGGATGTAAAGCGTTGAGCCTCCGACTACCTCGGCAAGTTTGACAAAGTTCTCGGCTCCGATCGCCTCGGCGATCTCTCTGTAGTTCTCCGGGAGCATTTCGACCGTCAAGCTTTTGGATAGATCGTCCATGTCCTGCGCCCCCTTTCTTTACTCGGTCAGCTTTGCGAAAGTCTTTCCGAGGATGCCGAGAACCTCTCCGACTGTGATGTTCTCGCCGAGCTTTCCTTCCCAATACTCCGGCGAGTTAATGACTCCGGCTTCCGTGAGAGCCTTTAGTCCGTCCGTCTGCCATGCCGGGAAGGTCAGCTCGTCCGGCTCCTTCGGCGGTTCTGTTGGCGTCTGAGGCGTCTCCTGCGCGATGATCTTATTCAACAAGGAGAGAACCCCTTCGCCGTATCCCTTGCCGGGAACGGCCCATCCTTTGCCGTTGGGGTTATCGGCTGCGCCGAGCCACTCCACATAAGGAGCGGAGCCACGAGCCACGAGAGAGAAGCGTGGGTCGACACATTCATTCTTAAGTGCGCTTTCTGCTGCATAAGCCTTGAGGTGCTGCACTTGAGCGCGGACGCCAATACGAGGAGTCGGGAAGCTTGCCGCCTGTCCTTGGGCGTTGCCATTGAGAGCACCGATGCCCGCGTAGTTGTTTTGACTCGGGAGGACGATGCCGCCGTATTTGAAGAAGCCCGTCTCCTTGAGACTCTGAGCGAAGGCGACATCTCCACGAACGCCCTCGGCTCGTCCCTCTTCGATGAAGAGCTGCGCGAGTTCTTCCAGAGTGCAGCTTGTAAGCTGAGGAGAGGCGTTCTTGCTTCGGCAATAGAGAGCCATCTGAGCCGCCGTTGCCACGGGCTCGCCCATGATCTCGGTCTTGCTTTCCGGCTTTGCCTCCTGCTTGAAGTAAGCGGCAAGGATGTCGGCTTCGGCGACTGCCATCTTCTTGAGGTTGGCATCAACTGAGAGCCACTTCGTCGCCTTGGTGTTGGTGTGGAAGCTGTGCTCAATCAGCATGTAGAACGGAACGCCAACGGCGCGAGCTCCGCGAAGTACGCCGTAGTATTCGCCGCCCGCGTCGTTCTTGCGTGTCGCTGTGCGTCCAGCCTGGGCGGTTCCCATAAGATGCCCGATCATCTTCGCGAGGGAGAGGGCGAGCTCGTCGGCGTTGTTCTGGTTATCGTAGGCACGGTATACGACCGGGTAGTCGACGCTCTCCGTGCCGCAAGCGTTGGAGTGCAGTGAGATAAAGACATTACATCCCTTTGCCGCTGTGCCTCGGCTGTAGACGGTGAGGTCGGTGTTCTGGTCGGCTCTGGTGGTGATGACCTCGAAGCCGCGTTTCTCAAGTTCTGCTTTGAGGTATAGGTGGAGCTTCCAGTTCATCGCGCTCTCGAAGTAAGTCTTGACGACGGGGCTCTGGTTGTAGTTGCTGCCGACGTGCCCGGCATCGAGACAAATCTTAATGTTACTCATTGTCGTCATCTCCTTCCTCGTCGGGTGCGTGGAAGATCGGGTCTCCGTCAACCTCGTTCAGCTCCGGCTCCTGCGCCGGGGCGGTGTTGGCTTCCTGCTTGGGAGCCTTGTTCGTTTTGGTTTCTGCCATGATGTTATACCTCCTATAGCTTTCTGATCGGAAGGACGACCTTGTCGATGTACTCTCCGATCGTGTAAGTTGTTTGGTTCTTCTCTTCAAGTTCCTTCATGAACTTTTGGGTCTCAAGCGCAATCTTCAAAAGCTTGAGAACCCCGACTTGTTCAGCGTCAACCGTTCGCATGTCCGCCGATACCATGCAACCGATTGCCCTCTGTAAATAGAGGAGGCTTCCGTAAGTGTCCATCTCTCCCCATTCTTCAAGGACTTCCTTCGCGAACTTCTTGCGGTTGAGCTTCGGCTTATCCGGGGGAAGAACGCCTTCCTCTTGGAGCTGCTTCTTGACGCGGGCGTTAAGAGTCTTCTCGCGCTGCGTGAGCTTCTTTTTCTTAGGTGCTGCCATGCTCGGCCTCCTTCTGCTTCTCGCGGTCTACCATCTTCTTGAGGGCCTCAATGACCTTGAAGCATTGCGAAGGATTGAGCCATTCGATGCGGTCGACGTTACAAATGCGTTTGACGAAACCGTTAATTCTGCGGTTGTCGTTGTTCCATCCGAGTTCTTCACAGAGGGCGTATATCTTGTGACGCTGCTTCTCTGTGCGGGCGTCGCCGCCCTCGTCGGTGCGCTTGCTGCGCGTGTCTCTCTGGACGCCGTCCTTCATATTTTGCAGGACACGGGCGAGGGTATTGATCTCGCCCTGTGTAAGCTTCTTCATGGACTCCTTGCCCGTCTCTCGGAACACGACCGCGTGGAGGTCTTCCTCCGACAAGGCGAGCTCCGGCGACTTAGCAATCGCCCAGAGGGTACGGATGGAGGCGGGAGTCCTGCCTCCTGTGTTTCTTGCTGCTGCCATTCCTTCCACCTCCGTTTATACGGCGGAGCTTGTGCGCTCGACCTTGTCCTTAAAAACCTCATAGCCGAACTCGTCCTTTTGTTTCCAGGTCGCGCCGACCGCGTTGACTGTATCCTCTCCGTACTTGCGGAGATTGTCCTTGCTGATTTTCTCGTCGACAACGATGCAATCCGTCATCTGCCGAGCCTTAAGGCGGCGGACGATCTCGGCGACCTTCTCTTTTGCTTTAGGTATAGAGATAGATGTTGAGAGTCGGAACGATACCTCGCCATAGTTGAGAGGCTTTGTTTTCGCCTTGCCGAGCTCCTCCCGGTGGTCAGTAGCAAACTCCTTGATGTCTCGCTCAAGCTTCGCGATGCGGTCAGCGTGTGGCTTGCTTTCCTGCTCGGCGACCTTCTTCGCGCCGATGATCTGACGGTTCATCTCTGCCTCGATGTCTCCCAGTGTGAGCTCTGCCTCAGCGATCTCTCGGAGAGCTGCATCGACTTCCTCCCAGGACTTGATCGCCGGGGCTTCTGTAATTCGTTTTCTTGCCATGTCGCGGCTCCTTTCATTTCGGTTGTATAGTTAGGCTCGGAGTCAGTTTCCTCCTCGCCGTCATAGAGGACATAGTCCTTTGTGACCATCATGTAAACCCCAAGGGGTAGGGTGAAGAGTATCGCCGTAGCGTCGCGGTCTTCCGGCGTCTTGCCTGTGGAGGCAAGACGCCAGAATTGCGAAGGAGATCGCGACCATACCCAAACCCATGAGTCGTTGTTTTCTCATTTTCATTGTCCGCGCCCCTTCCTTAAAGCATCATCATAGAGGAAGCTTGCTCGATGTGTTTGAGGGTGATCGTCTCGCTGCCTGTCTCCTCGAGTATGCGGAACACATTCGAGAGGGTTCGGTCGAGTAGGCGGAAGCACCCGGTTTGCATATTGCAAGCACGAGCCTTGATTTCTGCCATTGCCTCGGGCTGCACGTCGTAGCCTTCGAGGTACTCTTCGACTTCCTTCTGAGAGAGACCTCGGAGGGTAGCGTAGAAGTCAACGCGGTTCGCCATACGAGCGAGGTAGGTCTTGATCGTTGCCTCAAGCTTCGGCTCTCCGGCGATTACCAGGCCGACGTCGCTCTGGTCGAAGATCGCCCGGAGTATCTCCATCTTCTTTGCGGTGTACTTGCTGACGAGCTTGTCGGCCTCGTCGATAATGAGAAGGTATCCCTTGTTCACATTGAAGAACTCGCGGATACCGTTGACCCTGCGCCAGATTGTGCCGTAGCCACTCGGCAAGCCGATAGACCGCTCAATCGCTTCCACAAGGTCGCGGCTGCTCATGGTGTCGTCACACTCGATATAGGCGACGCGTGGGAGCTTGGCGTACTGCTTGAGGGTGTGGGTCTTTCCGTAGCCGGAACGCCCGACCACGATGCCGAGCCCGATATACTCTTGACAGCTTTGACACACGCCGAGGACGGCGGTCGCGTCGCGGCTCTCGAAGAACTGCGGGCGGGTGGTTGCTTTCTGGTTGGAGGAGGCGGGTACTTCCACCTCTTCGCCTGTGCTCTGTGCCAGATACTCGGCGAGCTTTGCCTCAAGGCCGTTCGCGTTGCTGTCGTACTTGCCGGACAGATAACGGGACACGGCAGTTCTTGAATAGTTGACCTCTTTCGCGAGGGCTGCGATGCTCGTCTTTGTGGTGGAGAGATATTCGTTGAGCTTCTCCGCGAGGGTCTTGCTGTTGGTGTAAACGGCGTTCGCCGTTGCTGCTGTAACTTCCATTGTGTTTCCTCCTTATTCGTTCATCGCCCGTAAGCGAGCGAGTGCTGTTCCTGCTTTCTTTGCGAGATATTCGTCCCCGGCTGCGGCCTTTTTCTTGCGAGGAGCTGCCGCCATCTCTGCGCGAAACTCCTTGTCGTTGGGGAGTGTGACAACCTTCGAGCTGCGTTCTGCCTTGATTGTGAGGTCGATCTTGCCCACGGCGTCGGACTGTCTGCCTTGTTCCAGTCGAGCCTCGTAAGGCATTTGAACGCCCTCGAGGAACTCCTCGACATCTCGCTTCTGCCGCTTCTGTTCCCGCATGTGCTTTTCAAGCGCAACCTGGGAACAGTGTTGACCGTAAGAGAGAACCTCGGCGGAAACCGCCTCGCATATCTTCCGGCCTTCCTTGTCGTAAACGTAAAGCTTGGTCACGTCGTCGATGTCCCACTTGACACCGACCTTTTGACCGATGTACTTGCCGAGCTCGCTGTCCGTATACATGACGCCGAACTTCTGAATACCGACGTTTCTCACAAGAGCGATGTCCGCCTTCATGAGAAGCATCGCCGCATATTCGCGGGGAGGAGCTGCCTTCATGTAGCGAGAGCCATTCTCGAAGAGCTCGATCGGAGTGACCCACTTCTCATGGTTTTCCTTGAGCCCTCGGTGCTCTCTGGTGTGGTACTTGGTATCCTTCCACGCGAGCCATAGATCGAAGAACTCTTCCATCGTGAGCAGCTCGCCGCGCTCAAGCATCTTGTCGATGTCCTTGTTCCGCTTGGCGTAGGTCTTCGACCCGGTAAGGGTTCCTGTGTAGCTCTCAAACCATTTCGAGAACTTGGAGCAGACCGTCGAGAAGAAGCGTTCGATTGACTTATCCCACGGCTGATATGGTAGGGAACGCCCGACCTCTTGGATGCCGATTGACTGGTAGAAGCCGATCGTCTCGGCGTCAAAGTCGAAGTCGATCTTTCGGTTCTTTCGGCTCTGCCCGGTCATGGTCTCGCCCGTGTAGTCCTTGCCGTTGTCGATGTGGAGTATCTTCGGGACGCCTCCCGGCTTGCTGTAGATCATCTTGACGAGGCTTTCCTTCAAGGTCTGGGAGTTGGCATCCACACAAAGCACGTCGCCGATGATCGTTCTTGTCTTGACGTCCATCCATGCGACAAGCTTCGGTCTGACTGCCTTGATCTTGCCGTTCGGCGCGGTGTACTGAACCCAAATATCGAAGGTGTGCTCGTCGCCGACGACGTACTCCATAACCTCAAGGGAGGCGGTCTCGCGTCGAGCCTTGACCATCATCTTGTTTTTCCATTCCCTCGTGCCGTTGGCTGCGAGGTATCGGGCACTCTCTGCGCCCGGTCTGTCCATAAGGTGTTTGATGTACCGGGCGACGGTCTTGATAGAGGGGTAGCTCTCCCAGGAGCGAGCCTCCGCGATCTCCTCAAACTTCTCAAAGAGCATCTCGATCGTGCCCAGGTTTGCCGCGAAGCTGCGGTCAAACCAAATGTTTTCAATGACGGCCTTCTGCTCGTCGGTGAGGCTTGGGAACGTGGCCTTCTCCTTGGGCTTCCGACAAAGAGCCAGTGCCCGGAAGTAGTCCCGGTTCTGTCCGTCCTCCTTCTCAAGCTTGAGGGCCCAGGCGTTAGCCTTGAGGATGCTCCCGACGTATCGGTAAAGAGTCGGGAGGCTGACACCCAGAGCCAGAGCATACCGTTCGGCGTATGCCGTGCGGTCTTCGCCTTCGTAGTCGACGAAGCTCTGCACCTTGCCCGCGAGCTCGATCGCTTCGTAGTATTGCTTCTTGCGGCTTTCGATAAAGTGGTTGAGGTCTGCCTCAACGTACCAGGGAGCCGCGTCTGTTCGCTGTTCTATGATGACATCCCTCCCGTCTACCTTTTGCTTTGCCTTGTGTGCCTTCCTCGCCTTGGAGGAGAGAGAGGCGACAGAGACCATAACTTGCTCCTTGCCGCCACCCTCGCGGGCCTGTGTTTTTGTTTTGAACGCTCCGGGGTTGCGGGCTATTCGTTGGGCGAAAGTCTTGTAAACGACTCCCTCAAGCTCTGCGGCCTCCTTGAGCGTGATATAGATTTCCGGCACTTCTGTCCCTCCCTTCTGCTGTTCATGCTGCGATTGCTCTTTCGACCTTGCGCGGGTCGAGTTCGAGGGTCGCGACGATCAGCGGGAGATACTTCTCGCCGGAGCGGACGCCATAGAGGATATAGCTGAGATACTGCGGCGACGTCCCGATCTCGTCGGCGAGTTGGGTCTTCGTCATGTCCTTGTCGGTTAGGGCTTTGACAACCAGTTTCCCGAACTTGGTGAGTTTGCTGTTCGCGTTCATCGCGCTCCTCCTTTCTCTGCGTTGTGGTTCTTAGATTTACTTCCGGGTGCGCCGTCCGTTCCAAAGCTCCGCGACGATCGCAACGACCGCCACACCACCGAGCAGGAAAAGAGGGTTCAAGCGGAGAGCCAAACAAGTGGCTCCGATGCCGAGGGCTGCGGTTCCTGTTATCCCGATGCCGAGCAGAAGGGCAAAGAAGCGGTCGGTCGTGTTTCTGGTGAAGCGGACGACGACTCGTTTCCGGCGTTCACGCTTCGGCCCTTTCTCAATTTCCTTGAGAATACGATCACAGTAACGCACGGTATTCGCTGAGTCCTCGAAGTCCTTCTCCATTCCCGGCACTGCCTTGAATGGGTTCTTAGCCTGTCCGCAAGCTCGCTTGTTGACCAGGGCGTCGCGCTTGATCTTGTGGATGTAGGCGACGGCTTCTTCCTTCTCTCGAAGCCCCCGGAAGAACTCCGGGAGATTGCTTGTCTTTTCTGTCATGCTGCTGCACTTCCTTTCTTGTCCCCGTAGCCGTATAATGGAAGTGCAATCCAAAACGGAAGGGGGTGTAAATGTGGACGATGTTATTAGAATTGATACCGGGAACCCATACGCTGACTTGACTATTGAGCAAAGACTTTCTCAGCTCCCGGAGTTCTGGGCGTTGGTCGCCTATCTCGAGGCGAAGGGTGTTCTTGATCGCAAGGAGTTCTATGACTGCTTAAATCAAAAGTGCTTGCAGCATGTCACAACTGCGAACATTCTCAAACGGGACTCGCAAGATGATTGAGCATCTCGCGGCTGTCACGAGCAATACGTTTCGCTATCTCAAGCTCTACCTCTGAAACATTCGCCGAGTGCGAAGCTTCACGGAATACAGTTACCGACTTCGGGGTCGCCTCTTCTACAGGCGGCTCCGTTTTCTTTTGTGCTCCCGCCTTCAAAGCGCAAGCGGTACAGGCTGCGCGGAGGTTCGGCTCTGCTGCCATCGCCTCGCGAGCGATCGGGCTCTCCCAACATTCAGCCCCGCATACAGGGCAAGAGGTCAGCTTCCAGTCCTCGCTCTTGGGGTTCGGGACATTGCTTCGGAGCGGCATCGTGAGGATGCCTCCGTCCCCCGGCTTATGGGGCGTGATGATCTGTCCCGCTCTGCGCTTCCTGCGGTACTCCTCGACGGCGTAGTTCTTCATCCACATTTTGAATAACTCGTGTTGATGCTTGTAGAGTTCAGCCTCCAACGTGCGGCGGGCGAGCCCGGTCACGCGGTCGATCTGTTCGTCCAGGTCAAGGCACATCTCGAAGATGTTGCGATAGAGCATACAGTCGTTAGACGGGCACTCCGCCATAAGCTCGAGGCCGAGCTCAAAGGTCTTGCGTGTGGGTGCGCCGTCCGGCGAGTGAACGAAGTCCGCTCCCGGCTGCGGTTTGAATGCGTCCGGCTTGACGAAGCAATCCTCCTCTTCGATAAGGCCGAGCCGCTCAAGGGCGACCATAAAGCCGTAAAGCTCGTGCGCTGCGGTGCGGGGGTCGATGTCGGAATAGTGACGGCTCTTGACCTGGGTCTCAAGCTGCGACTTCCATCCGGCGATCATGAGCTGAGGCTCGACGGTGTCCTCCTCGGTCGCGTCGTCGGTCTCCTTGATGACGGTATAAGTAGCGGAGGGCTCGTCCACTTCAAGCTCGGACTCAAGGCCGCGAGCCTGTTCGATTGCTTCTTCCAAAGTCTCCGCGCCGTCGTACTCCATAACGGAGCGGTCGACGTCAAGGCATCCGGTGTAAAGCTCGGCGTCGATAACGCCGTAGTTACCCAGGGCGGTATCTGCCCACTCGCGAAGCTCGCGATCATTAAACTTAACAACGAGGTATCCGTTGATCTTCTTGATTTTTCTCATAGCTGCTATTCCTTCCTTTCTTCTGCCCGGTTAGGCGATCGTCGCGGGGACGACTCGAATTGTATCGGTGTGCTTGTGGAGGATGACGAGCTCTCCGTTTTGCTTCTGCTTAACGACGAGCCAGTTCTCCGGCGAGAGACCCGCTTGTCCGAGTCTGATCTTCTGTTTCCTGGTCGGCTTTTTTCCGTGACGCATGGCCTTTTTCCTCCTTTTGGATATATCTTTTCGTACTCGGTTGTGGTATGCTTTGTATGATTTAATTTTTAATCTACTTTCATTATAGTAGCCTATTCACTAATTGTCAACATTTATTTTAGCCTAATCACTATTTTAGGAGGTTAATCACTATGAATTTGTTCGAGAGAGTTCAGAAACTAATCAAAGAAAAAGGTCTTACAGTTAAACAGGTTGAGCGCGATTGCGGCCTTGCAAACGCAACTATTCGTCGTTGGGAGACGCAAACCCCTAACATAGAGAGCGTTAACAAAGTAGCCCAAACACTACATGTAAGCATTGACTACCTCGTGAACGGAAGTAGCCTAAACGCTACCACCACCCGCCCGCTATGCGACGGCGAGCCACTGTCCGAAGCCGAGGCCGATCTGGTCGCGATGTACCGCCTTATCAGTGCCGAAGATA